TGAGGTCAGTAAGAAAGCTGATTGCTTCCTCCATACCTTTTGTCTTAGCCGTACCAATGAGTACATCTAGGTTGTCCTTTCCTGTGCTGAAACCATTGGCACTGACCCACTTCTTTGTAGGTGCAGCAAATGCCAGCCCAGCCAATATGTTTGTGTTCTTTAGCTGATACCCACGGGCCTCACAGTCCTTGCACTTGTTTGGGCGAGAGAACTTTGTACCATCTTTCTTGATCTTAAACACCTTGCCTTGACCCTTACACTCTGGGCATGTGAAAGCTTTTGTTCTACGGATCAATGTGCTGTTAGCTTCTACAGCCTGTGTGAACTCCTTCTTGTCGTTGGCATACTCGAATAGATTTGCCCATTCTTTCTTGTTGTTAATCTTACGAGAGAAAACTACCTGAGACATCTGCTCTGGTGAGTTGAGGTTGATAGGTGTGTCACCCATGATCTCACGCACCTTGTGTTGCAGTCTATCTTCGATGTCTGCCTTCTCTTGCTCAAACTCTTTACGCACTGCATCAAGGGCAACACGATCAACCTTGAAACCTGCCATATACATACGTGTAAGCGTCTTGCAGGTGTCAAACGTGACAGCCTTAACCTTGGCTAACGACTGTGCCTCTGGCTCACTATAGTCAGATTCAATAGCGTGAAACAATTCTCGTGTCGTATCTAGGTCAGCCTGAAGATAGAACGTCAGCTCCTTGAGTGGGATCTCATTTGTGTTGTACCCATCCTTGAAATACTTCTTGAGAGTGTCATCCTTTTGCGATGTTAGCTGTCTGCGCTGGGCGCACCCGTCTAGACTGAGGCTGTCCTTCTGGCCTCGCAATAGAATGTATTCTGCTAACATTGTGTCATATATGTCACAGTCATACTTAAAACCACACTCCCACAACCACATAAGATCGTGCTGAGCATTATGCATGATCAGAAGTGTAGTCATATCTAGAATATCTTGGATCAGTTTACGCCCAGCGCCACTGGTATCCTTAGCTTCTACGTGATCAATGTTAACAATGAAGGTCTCTTCAGCATTATCCGCATTCTGCATACCAACCTGCACAAGGAAGTTACCCTCCTCATACGGATCAAGATGCCACTTGTCGTTACGCATCTGCGTAGTGTTTTCAACGTCTAATACTAGTCTCATGCTTCTCTCCTCTAAGCGCTATATAGTGATCGGCCACCGTCAAGCTCACAGTGTACAACACCGTGCCAACCGCCTTTAAGCTTATTCTTTGCGATGTTCAAGTGTCGCTGTGTGTCTTGCTCATCTGCACCTTCAACTACTGGGTTTTTACTGATCAACACCATCAAGTCAGCCTCGGCAGCTTTACCTGTCTTAGAGCCTTCCATCATAGACTGGTCAACAATAACCTTACCCTCTGCTACTGCACTTAGCTGTGACATCCAGACTACGCAGCAACTGTACTGCTTAGCGATGTTACGTGCATAGATGGCTGCATCCTTGAGGTATACGTCTGACTTGTCACTGGTCTTAGATGCAAACTTGTCACCCATGTCTAGGATCAGGATGTCAGGTCGCTCTTGCTTCACTAGGGATTCAACCCACTGCATGTCTTTGTTTGTGCTGTCCTTGATACGGATGTTCTTACGTACAGGCTCATAGCGTGAACGGGCCAGCGTCACGTTACCTTTAACCTCTTCCATAGTCATACCTGCGGCAGCACTCAAGTAACGTGCGCCTACACGCTCATATGCCTCCTCGTTACACAAGACTACGCACTTGGCTCCTTGATGCGCCCAGCCCCCAGGTCCAGCAATCAGTGATGCATGGAAGGATGTTTTACCTGTGTTAGGACGTGCGCCAACCAGAAGGAGGTGACCACCACTAACACCCTCGACCTTACGTTGTAGACTAGGGATGTTGAACTTCCACTGTGTCTGTAGATCGTTAGCCTCAAGCAGACGGTCAATAGAGATGTCTTCCCATGTGATCTTAACATTGGGTGTGAAGTCATCTTTGTAGTCATCCAAGATGCGGCGTAGTGGCTCCAAGGATGTCTGTGATCCGTTAACGAAGTCAAAGCCTAGAAGTCAAAGCCGAGGTTAGCTACCAGATCGCCTACATACTGCTGGAATAATTGCCCTAGAACAGTGTCTGCAATCTCTTCTTTGACTACATCAGCTTTATCCATCTTGCGGAATAGATCACCGTATGCAGTCTTTGTAGCTGTAGTCATGGTCTGGTTCTGTGCATAGAACAGCGCTTCGAGGTCAGCCATGTTGAGGTCACCATCGTAGTTGTTCATAGCATGATCTAGTGTCTGCTTGATCTTACGGACGTCCTTGGTGAAGATCTTATCTGGGCATCTGATACCCTTGTGTTGGTCATAGAAGTCACGCTTTAGAAGCGTCTTAATCAGTGCTAGTTCCATCGTCATCGTCGTTCTCTCCTCGAACCCAATATATAATAGTCATTACAGCCACCCACGGCCACATCAGCGAAAACTTGTCAGCCGCATAAGGATCTTCATTCTCATCCTCTGGCTCTGTAATGGAATACAGTAGTACCACACCTAAGAGATACATAAAAGCTGCACCATTTAGAAACATCGCTACATTCATTTTGTGTCCTTGGGCGTTGCGTAGTAAGCGCCTTCTTTACTGCTGAGTGCAGCAAATATGTCTTGCACTTGTTGGTATGACATGAAGAGCATCTGATACTCCTCTAAAGAATTGTCAAACTGTCTCATGTAAACAGAGCCATCATCTGCCAGAATAACTTCAACGTCTTCAAATTTGTCACGCTCGTCTAGTGTAGTAATAATGGAAGCATCAGACTCAAACTCTACGGTAAACATTAGTGGTACTCCTCTAGTTCTTGTAGCATGGCGTTTACGTATGAATACACGTAATCTTGGTTGTCCCACTTCTTCAGTCTAGCCTTCAAAGTAATTAGGTTATCTAAAAGTAAGGAGAGTTTGTCTTCTGCTGCAAATGCCCGTTCAGCCCACTCTTCTTTTGTTGCTGCTTCTATTCTGTAGTCACTCATAGTCTTTCACTCCATGCTTCTCAATGTCTTCTATCATAGCCTTAAGTTGCTCAACTACTTCTTCTGGTGTGTCCCCGAAGACTTCTACAGGGTTAGCAGTGTAACCACCAACAAAGTATGACGGCAAGTTGTCCATAGCTGGTACTTGGTTCTCTTCGTGGAACTCGTGAACGCCATACCATGAGTAATCAGAGGTCTCTGTGTGTTTCATCAGTTGATAGTGCCAAGTCATTCTTCTTCTCCCCTTGCTTCTCCAGTTCAGCCTTATACGCATCGTAAGCAGCCTCATAAGTAGCTTCAGCAGCATCATAAGTAGCTTCAGCAGCATCATAAGCAGCTTTTAGTTCTTCAAGTTTAGTCATTGTCTTTCTCCTTCAAGATATAAGTCACGCCATCAATCTCGACTTCTTTACCTGCACAGGTAGCCTTAGTAGTTGTAGCTTTCTTGTGCTCTTGTTCTGTTAGGAACTTACCATTCAAGTACCAATACTTACTGCCATCGGCAAGCTCACTAGCTGGACCATCCTCACGGTGAAGCTTACCGTTAAGATACCAAAGCTTACCCCCATTAGCGTACTCATGGGCTGGACCATCCGCACGGTGGAGCTTACCGTTAAGATACCAATACTTAGTGCCATTAGGGTAGACTTTTACTGTGTACTCAATCATTCTCTTTCTCCCCTTGCTTCTTTAGTTCTGCCTTGTAAGCCTTACGAGCAGCATAAGCAGCATCCCAAGCATCATCCCAAACAGCAGAAGCAGCAATATAAGCAGCATAAGCAGCAGTCTCAGCAGCATCAGCATCACGCCAAGCAGCCTTTAGTTCCTCAAGTTTAGTCATTCTATTTCTCCAATCATCTGTTCATCAGGATGGTTACGAATTGTTTAGTAGAGCAGACCAAGACACAGGGAATAGTTCAGACATCTTCTTGCTAATGTCATCTGCAACTAACCGTGTCTCGTATTGTGTATCATTGGCACAACGTAGACGGCACATGTCAGCAAAGGCGTCGAGGCTACCAGACCAATACCACTCAGTCACGGAGTTGAGAGGCAGTACAACCCTTGCTTGCTCCTCGCAAACACCTACC